ACCGATACCCGTATTTGTTATCTTAGAAAGTGCCATTAGCTACCCCTTATGCGTATGGGCTATCACCACAACATGAAGGCCAAGCTGCCTTTAGTTCTGCAATAGTTGTTGCGCTGTCACCAGCAGTAGGTGCATCACGCAGTGCTTGCTTATCAGCCACAATCTGTGTTGTATCTGCGCTTGTTTCCAGTGCCTTCATGTAGTCAGTGTCCAATGCCTCAAGCAAAGGTTTACGTGCTTCACGAACCTTATCAGCAAAGATTTCTTTTGCTTTGTCCAAGTCCTCTGAGATAACAGAACCTGACAATGACCATGCACCACGAAAGGCACGGTCAGAAGGAACGGTTGCGGTTGAAGCGTCAATCTGGTTCCCGTCCTTGTCTACGATGTATGTTGTTACAGCCATTGTGTACTCCTTATGCTGCTAAATCAGTGGCTTCAATGTGTTCAGCTATCTTCCAAGCATTGCGCCACTCACGTGTGCTTGGTAGCTGTTCTTTGCGGCAAATCACCATCTTTGGTTTGTTGCCTTCATTCCATGTTTTCCAAACCTGTTCAGGTACGTCTTTCTGAATAAGGTACTCAATCGCTTCTTCTTCAGTCATAGGACCAACAGGCTCAGTCTCGTGCAACAGATAACCACGAGTATGCTTCTTGAAGTCGGGCTGTGCCTCGTCCTTTGCTAGTTCCCAGTACACCCACACTGGCGGCAGGATACCGCCATGCAATGCACACGCCATCCAGTTAGGGTCAGGCACAAGTATCTTAGCGCACTCATCAATGCTGTCCTCATAGACCACACGATAGTCTGACTGCACACCCTCTAGGTTTTCCTTTGCCCAGCACAAACGGTCAAATAGGTGGGTGCCTTTGAACTCTGGTGTTTGCATTATGCGAGGTCTCCGTGGAATGTACAAGACGCATTAGCTACATCTGTGTTACTAAAACTACTGTTTTGTGTTGCAACTCTAAAAGACCCCGCAGCCGGGGCATCGTTTGAATTAAATATTATTCTTCCGTCTGCTCCGAAAACCGAAGTACCTGTTGTAAAAGCAAATTCCCCATTAGAAAAAGAAGATGAAAAAACCATTGTATAATTTCCAGTGCCGTTATCTGTGATACTTGATAAGTTTAATGAACTATCGGCAACTGCCGCACCACTACTTGCATCGTATCTAACAAATGCCTTTGCACTACCATCTACAACATAGTTTGTGGCGATTGACCCAGCGGTGCTGTGTTCCAGCGTATCTGCTATAATTTTTCCAGCCATTATGCTAAGTCTCCGTGACAATTTGCTGAATTGCTATCGGCATCGTCTGCCCCACCTGCGTGACCAAGACAAGTGTATCTAGCGGTAGTAGTTGTAACCACGCTGGACAAAGCAGATTGATTTCTTAACCCCATAATCAGCGGATAATTTCCGTCTGAAGAAACAACACCAGCGCAAGTTGCGTGTCCTCTGTTTATGTCAGCAAATGCGCTTGTTACAGTTGAAGTCATATCTGCCGCCGCATTGTCAGTCATACTGGAAATATTATGAGAATCAAGCAAAGTTGCCGTGCCTCTGTTGTCATAATTAAACCAAGACTTTGCCAACCCCTGTTCCAGAGACATTGTAGCAGTAGCACCAACCGTCACGGTGATGTCGTTGGCGGTGGTCTTGCCTGTGAGGGTATCTACTTTTATCTCACTCATGCTAGGTCTCCATTTATGGTCACACCAGATTTAGGCACATCATACCAAGCACCACTAGTTGGGTCAGTGTAGGCAAAATAAACCTGTAGTTGTGTTGTACTCATTGTTGCGCCAATGTGAACACTTGAAGCATAAGCAGTGGCACCTGATGCGTTAACAGACATACCCGCTGGTGAATAATTTGCATTACTCATAGCAGTAGAAAAAGACATTGTTAATTTGCCAGAACCATCGTCTACAATACCAGATTGCCCAAAACTGTCTTGCACTGATGCTGTGCCGGTAAGTTCATTGTTTGCCCAAACCTTCGCCGCACTCTGTTTAGTCAGCGTGACAGGACTGGTGCCATCACTGCCTGTGATTGTATCTGCGCGTAGTTCACTCATGCTATCACCAGATTACCGCCGGATGTTACCGTCAGTGTTACCCCTGTTGCGATTGTCAATGGCCCTGCACAAAGAGCATTTTCATCTGCATCAATGGTGGTGTCAGTATCTAGTTGCTGTTGATGCACACGGAAGATGTCACCACCACCAGCATTAACCTCACCATTCTCACCTTTGTATGTGCCACCACCTAATGAGATACCAGCAGAAAACATTGCATTAGTAATTGTTCCTGCGCCGGGTGTAATAGTTTGCTGTGCTTTACCCTGAAATACTACATAGAAATCGTCAGTAGCTAGGATACTACCTGTCATAGTCAGAGCAGTACCAGCAGTAGTGTAGGCTACTGTAGGTTCTTGACGTACATTATTTACAAATACCTCAATCTCATTCTCGTTAGCAACAGAATGGTCAAGGGTAAAACTTGTACCACTACCACCAGTCAAATCTTGATAATTGATTGTACTATAAGTAGCAGCAGGTGGATTACCTAGATACGGCATTACTTATTCCTTACGTAATATCAAGATGGCTCAAGACAACATCAGCAGATGATGCAGTATCGGATGTTACTTTTAAAGTATCACCCGGTTCCATAACTACCTTTTGGTCTCCACCAACCACAACTAAAGAACCACCAACAGGTACTGGGGCATCTTTAACTAGATACACACTGTCTTCTGCACCAGAAGTACGAGTTGAAGCGTCAAGCTGTACGTCTACCAGAATTTGTGATGTAACAATATTAGAGATACTCAGACCAATGATGGTGGTTTCTGTGCTTGAAGGACAGGTATAAATGGTAGCAGGTGATGTACCTACTGCTGTATCTGTCTCACATAAAAAAGCGTTTGCCATATTTTACTCCAAATGTACACTAATTATACCATATTTGTAATGGTTTGTCAAGTACTTTTTATTATCCTAATGCAATAGCTAGTGCAACAGCCGCACCATTTGCAAATGCCTGTGTAGACACAGTTCCTGATTCATCACCAAATGTGAAGGTTCTGTTTGCTGTAGGGTCAGTGATAGCAAGTGTTGTTGTGATGCTATCTGCAGTTGCACCTTCAAAAGTGATTCCAGTTGCTGTCACATTACTTGCTGCACCTAGTGAATTATCTACATACGCCTTAATAGACTGCTGTGTAGCAAGAGCCGTGTCACTGTTAGATGACATTGTATCTTCATCAAGAATGGCTGTTACAGTTGCACCAGTAGCAAGTGTCAAGTCTGTGCTTGCAGTCAAATTAGTAAACGTACCTGCTGCTGCACTGTTAGCACCTATTACTGTACCATCAATCTCACCAGCAGCAATGTCTACTTTGGTAATATCAACTTCGCCAGTACCGTTTGGTGTTATTGCAATGTTACCGTTGGTATCTGTGCTGGTAATAGCATTACCGTTTAGGTTTAGATTGTCTACCTGCAGTTCTGTTACTGCACTAGCTGTACCGATTGTAACACCATCAATAGTACCAGCGTCAATGTCTGCTTTTGAGATGTTTACTTCACCAGTACCATTTGGTGTTAGGTTAATATCACCATTGGTATCTGTGCTAATAATAGTATTGCCATCAACATTGATGTTACCAATGGTTGCACCACTACCATTCAGCTTCAAGCGTTCTGCTGCAGTAGCACCTGCTGACATAGTTTTGAATACCATGTCAAACTCTTCAGCCGTAGGTGTCAAGCCCGTAGCTACAGATTCAATGACACCACCTGTTTCAATTGTGCTTGCTGCAGTCTCAGTTGAAAACTCAACACCTACACCAATACCAACAGCAGGTGTGCCTGTGCTTTTAGCTTGCAGCTTCAATACATCTGTGACACCATTAGTTGTGCTATTCTCTACGTCAAGCAGTACACCTACATCAGCTTGATGTGTAAGCGTTACTTCGCCGTCAGCACCTAAGTTAATAATAGCACCGTCAGAAGACAAAGAGACATCATCATTTACAACAAGGTCATCCGATACTGTAACACCTGTTGCTGTTACTTCTAGCTTTGTAGCACCTGCTTGCTGCAGTTTAAGGCTACCAGCACCACTGTCGTTAATAATGCTGTCAGTAGCGTTATGGAAAATCTCTAGGTCATTACCTGTACCAAAGCGAATCTTGTCGTTGTCAATAAGGTCAATGCCAGTACCAGCAGTAATATTACCATTAGCAAGGATTTCACTTAGTTCGTTATTTGATGTAATCTGTGAATCAACGTAGGCTTTGATAGACTGCTGTGTTGCCAGCGCAGTATCGCTGTCAGAAGTCATTGTGTCTTCATCTAGGATAGCAGTTACAGTAGAACCACTGGCTAATGTTAAATCAGTATTGGCTACAAGATTAGTAAATGTACCAGCAGCAGGAGTTGTACCGCCAATAGGTGTACCGTCAATAGTACCTGCATCAATATCAACCGTACCTAAACTAGCCGAACCAGATAGGTATAAATTTTTAAATCGTAGTAGATTAGTACCGATATCAAGTGTAGCATCTGTCTTAGGTTTTATCTCTGTGGTACTTGCTACAAAGTCTTGGGCAGGTCCAAGCACAGTAACTGGACCACCTTCGCCTGATGTACCATCGTGCGTGTGTCCTGTGCTACTGTTAAACGCTGCTTCAATGGCATCATATTCACCATCAAAGTCTGCAGCGTTAATAATGTTACCGTCAGCAATATTGTTAACGGTATCGTTTCTGGTATAGCCTGTTCCCATAGTTTTTACCTTCTATCGTGAATTGCATATTCAGTCGTTAATGCGTCAATTGAATATGGCGGGTTTTGGTCATCTGATTCAAATTGAAATGACACAGTAAATCCAGAGCCTATAACTTGCGTTTGGAATAGTTTAAGTAGTTTAGTACCAAATCGTGTGACACCAAATGTGCCGCTACCAAAAAAGCCAACAGTACCTTGTGTGTTAAGAATACTAATAGGTGGTGGCTGAATAGTACCCTGACTATCAAAGTCAAGTTTTAAACTTACATCAAATGCAACGCTACCTTGTGGGTCAGTGTACAAGAATAACTTGTAGAATGTTTTGCGTTTACGTGGGTCACTAATAGGCAAGTGAGGTGTAGCAAATGTTGTTTTGATATTTTGACCATCAAATGAGTTGCCACTTTCCATCTGATACAAGTAGCCATCATCGTTTGAAAACAGTACTACTTCAACATTTAAGTTATAGTCACTGTCAGATACATACGACCTAATACCACGTAGTTCCGCAAAGGCCATGCCTTCACCGCCCTGTGGGGCAAACTGTGTCACAAGAACTCCCTGTGAGTTTTCCTGTGTAATATTATTGTTAAATCCAAATATTCTGTACTGTGACTTTTCTCGCACTACACAACTGCTAAATGATGTGTTGTTAGAGACAAACGAAGTCATGTCACTTTGGATTGCTTTAGATACAGATGCTAGTCCAAAGTCTCCAATTCTATCTGTACCACTTAACAATCTAAGTCCGTCTGGACCAAGAAACATAATATCACCAGCAATCTCTTGCACTGTGTCTGAATCAATACATCCAATATCTGTTGTAATTGGTTGCAGTGTAAAGTCTGCGATTGTATTGCCAGTTAGTTGGTGAATACTAGATTCAGTAAAGATAATTAGCTGTTGCCGGAATACTGCCAGTGCGGTAATTCTACCACCGATATTGATTGAGCCGGAACCATTAGCAACAGTAAAATCACTATCTGTATAAGGTGCAGTAAATGTAAGCACAGAACCTTTAGCAAAGAATAAGTGGTTCTTAACTTCTGCTACAAATGTTGCACCTATAACATCTGTTGGTGCATCAAGTAAAACTGTAAAGGTAGTGTTGTCATATAGTGCTGGTTCATTTAAACCATCAACTATTACAATTTTTTCAGTACCGTTAAAGTTGTACTTAGCAAATCTAGTTCTGTTTGCATCTTCTCTGCTAGTAGACAGAAACGTAATTACTGCGTTATCTGCTGGGCTACTTGCGAGTGCTGGGTTAATAGCTAATGTAGCACTGCCTGATGTTACTGTTGCATTAGCTGTTACTGTATAAATTAAATCAATGCCAGCAATCTTAAATACATCACCTGCTTGTGGTGCAGTATCCAGCCCATCTATTACAAGGCTTGTACCTGTTTGACTACCGCCATCTACTAATGGTGTTCCGTAGTCAGGTACATTTATTTTAGTAAAACCAGAACCGCCAGATTTATATATGTCTGCGTTCTTAGCTACAATAGCTACATCTTCCCATGCAGCTAGACCCAAAGAAAGATAATCAGATGCTGTGCTTATAAATATAACGTCATCTGCATTGGACGGATTAACGACCATTGTTTGGTTTAATGTTAATGTAGCCCGATTATTAGTAGCATCATAAATTACACCACCAGATGCAATTGTATATCTAAATGTAAGTACTGCATTATCATCTGGCGATAAAGTTAATGTTGGAGATATTGTAAGTGTTGATGCAGTACCTACTAATGCAGTAGCGGCACTGACAGTGTATACAGTATCATCGCCATCAATAGTAAAAGTATCATTAGCGGATGGTGCAACGTCTAATCCATCTACATTTAAAGATGTTCCTGTTTGACCTATGCCATCTACTGCGCCACCTACAAGGCTAAGTACATCACCTGCTTCTGGTGTAGTATGGATAGCTGCCAGTATGAGTCCTGTGCCACTCTGTCCATCACCGTGTACAACAGGCGCACCATAAGGTGGAATAATTACGCTGTCGTATTTGTCATAACCTTCAATACGTCTGTAACCACCCTCTACTGAAGGCTCAAAGTTACGTAGTATTCTTGCGCTTCCCGGTGCGTTAATACCTTGCTGCAAAGGAGAAAGGTTAGTTATAAGACCACCACGAAACTCAACTGGATAGGTTTGCCATGCATCCATTGTGATAGCCTCTTAAATACCGAAGCCTGTACTTGCTCCACCTGTCGCACCAGTAAGCATATACGACCTCACGTATGGTGTTCTATTGATAAGTTGTGAACGCATATGCTTAATACCTTCGTCAAATTTTTCTTTCATTACCAGCGCATTTTGTGTGTCACCTCTAAACAGATAACCATAATGCATTGCGCCATCTATAATAATATGTTGAAACCGTTCTGGGATTGTTGGGACATCTGTAGCTACAGCAAGGTCTGTTGGAAATGTGTAATATTCATACACCAGTTCATACGCCTTGTCTGGCTCTGGTGTCATTATAAAATATAAGTTAGGTGCTTGTGCTACTTTATTAGGTATACCTTGACCAATAGAAGAACTGTATTCTTGCTCTACATATCTATCTAAATAATCTTCATATGCAATTTCAGTAATACGTGTAGTGGCATTACCCAGAGAAGTATTTTCTTTAATACGAAATGAATTGAAATTAATTACTTTAGCGTCAGCAGGAAATGCATAACGACTTTGATTAGCAACTAAAGTTGTTTCTTGTGTAGTATGATTAAAAGGCCAGAAATATTCTGACTGATTAATATATCTAATAGAAGCATTAACTGAATCTTTGGCTTGCGAATAAAAACCTAGTGCAGTAGCAAAATTAGCTGAACTGAGTTCTACCTCATTCAGCCGCCTGTTTATTGCATTTACAAGTCCAAGAAAATCATATGCCATGTTATATCCTTAATGAAAGTGAAGGGGCAAGTTTCCCTGCCCCCTCAACTATTTAGGCAAGTTGGTCACGGTCTACTTCGTTAGCAGAAGTATCACCCTGTGAACTTACATCCATCATGATGGCATAAACACGAAGTTTACCAGCAGTGAAAGATGCACCTGTACCAGCAAAGGTAAGGTCAAGAGTGTCTGCAGAAGCAAGAACAACATCAGCAGAGACGGTTACGCTAGGTGCGTATGCACCATCAGCAGCACCGTCAATGTCAAATGCAGTGACATACTCATCTGGGTCAGCCGCACCAAGAGTTACGGTTGCGTCTGTACCAGTGTTCATGGTTGCGCTTTCAACAACTTCTACACCAGCAGCCAAGATTTTGGTTCCTGCAGGAATAGTGATTGCTTGAACAACATCACCAGCAGATGGGTCTACAGTAGTAGCCACGATGTCAATGGTGTTTTCAACCATGTAAGGGTTGCGACCACGCTGGGAATTTCCAGTAGCGGCTTTAAGCAATGAAGTAATTATAGCCATTGTTTATTCCCCCCTTACGCCAAGTTGTAGATGGCATTGACAAGAGCCTCTGGACGGAGAATCTTGCGACCATACAAATGCATACCACGAACAATGTCAGCAAAGCTGTCAGGGTCACGGTAGGTTTCGGTCTTGTTGATTTGCTCTGCAGTTGCAACAGCAGAATCGTGACCAGCAACAATTACGCCAAAGTTAGAAGCGTTCATGCCACCAGTTGTAGCAGACCCAGTGCCGATTGATGGCAAGTTGTTTGAAACGTAAACACGGAAGCCATGCAAGTTTGGAAGAGCCAAACCATTCTGCAGACCTGACCCACCCCAATCTGCTTGGAGCAGACGTGAATCTTCGTCTTTCAGAACTTCCATGAATACAGGGTCAACAACCAACCAACGGCCTTGTGTGTCAACATTCTGCTGGTCTAGCAGACGTGACATACGAGCAACGACCTGAAGTGGGTTTGCTTCACCGTTACCAGTTGGAACGGCACCTGCAC